TGCCTCTTGATTATTTGGAATTACCAGATCTCAGGTTACTAGATGTTTTTAAGAAGGGAGGGTCTCCTAAGGATAAACTAGTCGCTACACTAAAAACGTCTAGTAACCTGAGATCTGGTAATTCCAAATAATCAAGAGGCATACGAAGAACGTACCTCAGCAGTCTTTTCAAACTACGAGTAGGTTCAACTTTCCTACCTTGAATCTGTGGATACCGTCTGAAATAATCGTGGAAGAATGAGCAGTACGGCTCACTATTACAACCACCAAGAATATAGTATGCAAGAACTCGTGACGCGGATTGTTCCAAACTCTCAATATCCCGTTCGGGATACAAGACATTTGTAATCCATTCGTGATCACTTCTAATGAAGCGATAGCCTTGACACCTATAACCAAGGAATTTCCGTTCCAATTGCGTTGTTGCAATATGCAATTTCTCAATCTTCAACGTAACTCCAAACACTGAGTTAGCTGTGTCAGCCAACTTAGTGGGATTGATCTGGTTCCGGTAAATTGGGATCAGGAAGGACGAATCATCACCCAAAAATCTAAACCTTCTACCATTCCAACCGTAATAAATGTCCAATGAATAGACAATTATTGCATTTACGATTGTACCAACCGCTTGTGTAAAGAAACTCCCACTGGGTATCCCGTGGGTCTTCACATATACATCACCATTAGGGAGCATTATCGGTGTCTTTATAAAGTACTCCACGATAAACTTCCATAACTGTGAATTCTTTTCAACCATAACCGCGCCTCCGTAGACAGCCGTTCCATCAACGTCAGCATAACTATCGTCGAAACAATCGTGTAATATATCGAAAGCTTCTTTGATTAGCCAAGATGGTATGGATGAATCAAAAGATGACCAGTCGAGTGTGACTTCAGCAGACTCGGTCTGATCAGAAAGACCGCCCATCAAAAGTTGGGCAAGTCGAGGCATAGCACCTTCTCCAAAATGGACTTCCTTAACATTAGTTTCCAAATGTTTATAGAAAGGAATGGCCCACTTAGCTTCTAAGATGGACAACTCAAAAGGGTACACCCAAACAGGCCTAGATTTAGGCTCTTCTACAGACGTCAGATGACCACGAAGGGCTATCTTGCAAGGAGGTCTGTATACATGCCTGCCTCTTTGGACCTGGTGCTGCAAATATGCAGCTATATCATATGCTTCTTGAACAACCTCAGACTTCTTCTTTCCAGGGAAAGAGAAACCAGCTGCTGAATCAAGATTCATACTATCTGTTCCATGCGCTAGAGAAACTTTTATAAGCTTATCTTCCGGTATGAACACCTTTCGGGCTCTGAAGATCGCTTGCTCCAACGCGTTTCGATAGTCTGATGGGACAGAACCAAAAGACTTATCGCTTCCTGAGTACCTAAACAAATTCATTAGGGCAACATCCAATGTAGCACGTTTCGTATATCCACGAGCGGCTTCATAGGTTTCATTGTTCCATAACTTCATTGCCTTACGGACAAAGGGATCTGTATTCATACGCGTTTCTTCAACGTTATATGAATAAGACCAAGACTCTTGCTGTTTAAGGCGGAGACCTGGATTTTGCGACGCTTTACTCTTAAATTCGCTAAGATTCATCGATAGATTAAAA